CTCCTGGTCCCAGAGATAGGATACATACTCAAAACTACGCAGAAAAAGATATAAAGGTCTACGTTTACAGATGAACAAAAAGATATTCGCACAACTGTTGGCACACTCGCAGAATGATCTAGCAAAGATAACCGATCCATACATACAGGAGACGTTTGGTGTCACTGTCAAACGATGTGAAACATTGGAGGAATACACACAGGTTATAGACGATGCCTGCCTACACAAATACTTCTCCAAGTACTGGGATAATGACATGAAGAAGTGGAAGTACTCAGGACTGGCGTTAGTAGAAGAGGTCAACTGTCTGAAACCACGTGCTGTACTTGATGTTGGTTGTGGCTACAACGAGTTCAAGGGCAAGATAAACAATCTCATCGGGATTGATCCCTACAACGATCGAGCGGACCTCGAGGTCAGCACAATGGACTACAAGACAGATCAAAAATTTGATGTGATACTGTGTCTGGGCTCCGTGAACTTTGGTAGTCGCGACAAGATCATAGCGGAAGTGGGCAGGTGTGTGAACCTGTTGGGGGAGGGAGGCACCATGTTCTTCAGGGTCAACCCAGGAATACAACACGACAAGCCCGAGGCCCGGTGGATCGAATTCTTCGCCTGGAACGTGCCATTCATCATTGAACTGGCAGAAATGTTTAATCTACAGGTGTTAGACATCAGAGACGACACAAATTCACGCAAATACTTCGTTTATCGCAAGAAATTATAGTAGACTTATGCTAGAATTGTGCTACAATAAAGTGTAAATACCTATAATGCAAAAACACACCAGAAGTCTATTAGAAGAATTGAGCTCGATGCCTCTCAAACGAGACAAGGAAGAGGTCGTGGAGAGCAGGGCATCTCACATACTAGAGAGTGCGATCAGGTTGATGCACTACATTAGGGAGAACTTCGACCAGGACACTGCATTCAAACTGGAAAAGAAATTCAATTCAGCACTAAAGAACATGGATGCCAGCAAGTTCTCAAAAGGTGTGGCAAGAATAAAAGAGAACAAAGACATCAAACAGAACGTGCTGAAGATCCGAGACGGTGAATACCAAGAGGACTAGGCATGCTGATAGAAGACGTCCTTACAGAATTCAAGAGGACACACCTAGAACACATCGAAGACATCATAATCACTGACGGCCACGAAGGTGGCAGGGCAGTAGTTGAATTCTTTAGGGGACTATTACTGACGCTTAAAGGCACTAGCTCAGAAGCAGTCAAGGTTTCCGTGAAATGGGACGGGGCACCTGCCGTGGTATGTGGCATCAATCCAGACAATGGCAAGTTCTTCGTGGGCACCAAATCCGTTTTTGCCAAGGCCGCAAAGATCAACTACACCAAGCAGGACATAGCCAGGAACCATGGCACGGATGATCTGGGGCAGAAACTTTTGAAGTGCTTGGTACATCTCAAGAAACTGGACGTGACCGGAGTTTACCAGGGAGACTTGTTGTTTACGGAGGAAGACATCACACGCAAGAACATTGACGGTAAACCAAACCTAACGTTCACCCCGAATACGATAACCTATGCTGTGCCAGAACAATCGGATCTCGGCAAGCAGATAGACAGGGCCAAGGTGGGCATAATATTCCACACCACATACGTGGGGGACTCGCTGGCGGACATGAACGCACAAGCGGGAGCGGACGTTGACTCGTTCACTCGATCGCCGGATGTGTTCTTCGACAACGCCACCTACAAGGATGTGTCGGGATCGGCCAAGTTCACAGACGCGGAGACGAAACAATTTTATAATGGAATAGAAAAACTAGAGGCACTGCTCAACAATGTGCCACGTAACCTAGCCAGTGTACTGGGACAGAACCAGGACTTCGTGCCCATGTTCCAGATGTACATCAACGCCATGGTTAGAGAAGGCAAACTCCCAAATGACGCCAACCGGTTCCTACTGGGATTCAAACAGTTCTATATCAACAGGATGCAACAACAGATGTCGGGACTCAAGGCACAGAAGGCACTGCAACTTAGACAGGACAAGATCAAACAAATGCCCGTATTCCTTAACAGGGCCAAGAAACCACTACAGGCCATGCTGACGTTCTACAGGGCAGTGCAGACTATGAAGGCGTTCGTGCTGAGGAAGATGAACCAGGCGCAGGCCATCGGGTCATTCCAACAGACCGATTCGGGACTGGAGGTCACGGAACCAGAAGGATTTGTGGCAGTTGATAAATCAGGCAGTGCTGTAAAACTTGTGGATAGGTTGGGATTCTCAAGAAGAAACCTGACCGCGATCAGCAAATTCAAGAAATAGATTCAACGTCTTGTTGATTTCTAAACTCAGTTTTTCTTTATTAAAAAAAATATTATAATTGTGTTGCCTTAATGATTGGCTCTGCAGATAAATGTCTTGCCAGGGTGCATCACGAAGACGATCACACAGGTCGACTATGGTGTTTATACGCATGTCGGGATCTCTTTCCAGATCGTAAACCTCCTCGAAATAATTATTGAAAGTTCGAAAGCCCATATTCCTCAACTTCTGTAGGTATAGATAATTGCCATGTACGACAAAAAGTTGTTGTGCTATGATCGGTTTCCATATTTTCTCTGTCATGAATATTTCATAGTCGTTGTCGTTGGTCTCTGACACAATGCTACAGGCAGTATCGTTGTAAGGCTTCTCGTATATGTCTTGGTCCATGCCGTAACGTGGATAATCCTGTGCCCAAGGAAGTTCATATTCCGCAGGCAGTTTCCTGGTGGGCCAATTGGTGTGTAAACTGTTTTCTAATATGCCATTGTCAAGTAAATTGCCATACAATTTTTTTCTGTGTGCTCTTACTTGTTTATTAAGATACAGGAAATCATACTTTTTGTTAGAGTGATCAAAGTTGAAAGTTTTATCTTGGTGTTTGGTGTACATGTAATACCAAAACCAACTCACTCCACCTGTCCACTTTACATGTTCTAATTCAATTTCTGGATATTGTGGTGTACTTTGTATATTCTCCAGTGATTCCCATGGTGTGGCCTTAATGAATACAAAACCCTGACTACTCAGTAGGTCGCACCTACGAGTTAGTTCTTCGCAGAATTCCTTGTTATTTGCTATCCTACAATTCTCACTTCTAACATCAATGATTGCGAACCTACGATCGTAGGAATCGAGGTCGTGGTTGTGTAGGGTGTAGTACTCCCCGGTTACATCGAACTGTTGATTTTCAAGGCTATGCATGGATATGAATCCTTCGAGATCCTGATGATTGCCGGTCTTCATCACGTCCATCAGTATGAAATTACGTTGCATAGTCCTTTATAAATACCTTTATGTTGACACCATTTCTTAAGTATGTATCTGAGGGTAAGGTGATCAGGCGGCATAGTGACCTGGAGAGATACACATTCCCAGAGGTAACGGAGAGGATATACCTCAGTTTCCTGGCACTGGCACTGATGAGCCAGCATAAGGACACGGCGGGTTTCGTGAAGTCATACGCGGACCAAACCATGGCCAAGGGCACGTTCGATCAGGTCAGGATGATCAACAATGATCTCGCCAACATGCTGGCCATAGTAGCAGGAGACCCAGAGATTACCAAGAAATTGAAGAACAAGAACCAGGCCCAGGCCATGAGGCAAAGGCAACCGGTGCCGGTGATGGCCTTGAGGAGATACATGAGATCATGGGAAGACCACTACCGGAATCTCACTCAATTGGAACGGGCGTTGAACATAACCGACGCCAATCTAAAAAACATCAGACGTGCGGTGGCCAACTACAACAGGTTGGAATCTAGGCTGAAACTACAGACACTGCACAGGCTACAACAGCAACTACAGGCCAAACTGCCCAACACAGACATACTCAAGAAGTTCAAGGAGTTATAATGCCCAGGGAGAAATGCCACAGGTGCAACTGTGATCCACACTGCGACGAGGATAAATGCTCCAACTGTGAAAACTGTGAGGTGTGTGACTGCCACGAGTGCCTGGGGAGAGAATGATCAAGTACATCTGTGAACAATGCGGCTGTGAACAACACTGTGGCAAGTCCTGTACCGAGTGCCTGGACTGTCCGGACTGTCGCTGTAAGAAATGCAAGAGGAAAAAATGACACACCCAAAGAGCAGAGACTTCTGGGTGGCCTACAACGGACAACACACCGAACCCACTTTCGTTGAGAACGCGGGTGATGGTCAATCAGAACTGAGGCGCGAGGCCTACAAGTACATAAAATCATGGCGTGGCTGTGTGGACGCGGGCGCCAATGTGGGCATGTGGACCAGGAGTCTGATGCAGGACTTCGAAAATGTACACTGCTTCGAGCCCAACCCTGTGTTCGCGGAGTGCTGGAGGAAGAACATTCCCTCAGACAAGAATGCCGTGCTACACCAGATAGGGTTGGGTGACTCAGAACACACTGCCACTTTTGATCAACCACTGCACCAGAAGTTAGATCGCAGACCCGGTGACATACAGATCAAAACACTAGACAGTTTCGAATTGACCGACATAGACTTCATAAAAATAGACGTGGACGGCTACGAGGACCTGCTGGTCAAGGGCGCACAGGAGACCATAGCACACAACAGGCCAGTGATAAACATCGAGATGAAGAGGAACAAAAGACCGGACGTGGTGCGCGTGGCAGAGAAGATTCTCAAGAATATTGGTTATAGGTTGGAAATCCGCACCAAAAGTGACGAAGTTTGGCTTAAACCTTAATATTACAGCATAATTTACCAAACAGATCCATAAATACATTTAACTTGATGCCTGAGCGGCATCATAGTCATTTAAATCAGATAAAAAGGAGGATTAAAAATGGCAATTAGTAAAAATAACTTCTCACTAAACCAAAACTACGAAGTTGGTTCAGTAGATGTAAAGTTCTTCACAGTAGACTTTATCAACACTATGGCGTCTGAGACAGGTGATGTATCATCTGGTTCAACAACTGCTGGTATCGATCTTGTGAGAAACACAATCAACCAATACGTGACTATCTTAGCAGAAGGTCCATTAACTGACACTGGAACACAGAAGACGTTCATGGTTAGAGCTGACCAGTTAGACACATTGTCAGCCACTACAACTTTAGCGGCTTTACAAACGGCTATCAGAGCGTTAGATCAGTCTTCAGCGGCTTACCCTAACATCCAGGCTGACATCACAAGTGCTACAGTGACAGAAACCAAACTTGGTATCTTGACTGCGGCGGCTGTAAGTTAATAGTCTACCGTAAGGTAACACTTTACCAAAAGGGCGGATCTTTAATTAGGTTCGCCCTTTTTTTGTGACGTAAATATCATCATGCACGAGTACAGAGTACACACCCTGGTAGACATCACGGAGAACGGAAACCTCCGACAGCCGTTCCCGTTCAAGACAGAGTCAGGAGATGTTATACATGACAAGCATTCGTTGGCCATAGCCCGCAATCAGAACTCAAACTTCACCACCATGATACAACTGTTACAGATGAGGGGCAACATCACCTGGGAACTGCCACCACAGCGTATCGAGATACAGAGCCTGAAGAACCACATATTCGGATCGTTCTACGAGGGCAAGCAGACCACCTGGCACTTCCAGTTCTTCACGGAGCAGTCGGGGGTGTATGGAGACGAGCAGGATCCCGTGGCACAACTCACAGAGGACTTCCATCAAGTACCCATACTTTCTTTCTGCAAGGAGACCGTGACCTTCCCCCTGAGCACGTTCGACACCCTGACCCCCGTGAGTAAAAACACGTACTTTTCGTACGCTGGGCCCATAGATAAATAATTGTACATTAAGGCACAAAAACAAAAACTTTTAAGGCTTACACAGGCAATGACACAGGCACAATTCCAGGCTATAGGAGCGGAGATCAGAGAGATCAAACAGGAGTTGAGAGAATATATAAGACTTATGAGTACAACAGATTTAGAAAAGACCAATTTAGAAGCACACGTGGACCTTTGCTCGGAGAGGTACAAGGGTTTACACGACAGGCTTTCAGCGATCGAACTACGACTGGCCAAGATGAACGAGGATATGTCAGTCAGTCACAAATCAACAACCAAGACAATCATAGCAACGGCGGGCACAGTGGTCGCGGGCTTACTATCAACGGTGGTGGTGATCCTGATGAAGATGCCGGGCTAGTCCCAACCCAACACATGTTCATACAGATAGCACCCCGGGTAAAGGTCTTCGTGACCGAAGAAGATATGCTGTTCATAAGGTCACACTCACACGACTCGTTCAGGAGTGACCAACTCGCACCTGAGGATCAAGACAGAGCCAAGAGGTTGGCCGACAAGGCCATATTCGTCAGGAAGAAACTTGACACCAACGTCCAATATGCTTTAAATAGGAAGATAAGGATTGTTCGGGATGGCAACAAAAAATAGATCAGAACTGGTAAAACAGATCGAGGCTTACGGTCTCAAGAACAAGTTGGCGGACCTCGCACGACGTGAGGAAGCCCGCAGACCGTTCCGACACCTACCCAAGCAGTTCTCCAAGGGCATCCTGATAGGCAACATAGCCATCGTGCCCAAGAAACTCACGGGCACCAGATACGTGTATGTCATAGCGGACATGTTGGAGGCGGTCATACTTCACGATGACATCAACCTCAAGCAGACCGCGATACTGGTGGCCCACCACCTGGCGGACGGCAAGGCAGTGCCCACAACTATCATGGAACTGGACACAAAGTTCGCGAGCCAGCTGTTCGACATACAGAACGCCAAGCGGATGATACGGGAGGCACAGCGGGAGAAGGATGAGGCCAAGGAGGACATCTACTATGACAGATTGGATGTCGCTAACCGCCTAGCGGACGAATGCAAGAGCAGGATACAGATGATTTTCAATGACACGTTCGGCGCATAGATAATAAATAAACACAGTATGAAGAGCTTAGAACTTACAAAACCCATAACAACAGAATCACTACTATCAGAATTCGAATCAAGATTCAATCAAACGCTTGATGTGAGCAGATACACCAAGGAAGAACTGGAAGATACCGCTAACCACATCAGGACAAAGATACACAACATCACACAGAACACGCACTTCGGACAAGAGCTCAAGAACGAGCAGTACCAGAAGAATCAGATGATGCTGGACATAGTGAACCAGGCCCTCAAGGAGTACGGTTCGGGCGAGATGAAGTCTGATCCCAAGACCAAGGCACTGGTCAAGAAGATACAGGCCGCACCTGGCATACAGGACAAAGACAAGAAAGAGATCATCGGAGACATCGTGACTGACAGTGAGAAGATCAAAGAGGGAGTTGAAGAGCAATCAGAATTAATATTGGCCGCGAAGGACATGATGGACAAGGTCACATCATTCCTGGAAGACCTAGCATCAATGAAGACCGAAGGCATGTTAGAACTAGCGGACAGAATCAGAGACGAGATGGGTGCTGAGAAATCAGACGCATTTCTACAGAAAATCCAACCAGCGATTGAACAGGCGGAAGCCACTTTGACGACGACTCGACAAGAGTTAGACAACGGTGTAAGAATATTGACCGGAGAAGAAGAGGTTTCAGACCCAATGGGCGCAGATGACACGATGGCAACGGATATGGACACAGACCTAGACTCACTGGACTCCGAAGGTGGAGAAGAGACAGACGAGTTTGGGGCCTCTGACGCAGAAGCAGGTGGCACGGAACCAGAAGGCCGTGAGCAGAGAGAATCAAGAGAAGTGTTTGAAGCATCAAACAGATTGTACTCTAAACTAGCCGGGAAGTAGTCCCGTGAGATTTTTCGAATTCAACAAATCAGACAGCAACCTGGAGTCAGCGATCATCAACGTGTTGATGAACATGAGGGGCGACGCGGACGACAAGGACCAACCATCAGACATCAGCATGGACGCGGTCAAACAGATCATGAGCAACACCGGATACCCAGCGTTCAACTACGACGTGTTCAAGAGGATATATGACCAGGACGGAGACCTCAAGAACGTAGTGGCGGACTTCGACCAAGAAAAGATAGTGATCAAGACCGACCATGAGGCGGAGAAGGATCCTGCCATGGACTACGACGACCAGGGTAGTACGGACGTGGTCAAGAAGATGGCCAGGTCCGCCATGAACAGACGAAAATAGTCTATAATTACTAACATGTTTTATAAAAGTAAAGTGTATCAGTTGAATTCCCTGCGACTAGGTCTTGTCCATGAGGACAACATATACGGCAAACCAACAATTTTCTTGGCCATGGGATCACAATCACCAGACGTCAAAGCACACATGAGTTATTACAATGACCTACTAGCAGAAAATCAGCATAACATCATTGCCATACCTTTTGACATCAATGGCACGGAACCAGGTGATGACTACGAGATTGTTGCATATTACGAAAACATTCTATGCTTTAAATCTTATGTCACAGAAAAAATAAATGCTACGCACAAGTTCTTCGAAGACTTTGGCGTGCCCACTAAAAATTTTACAGAATACCATTTCAATGACAAAACTAAATTCATGAGGAAAGTATGATGAGCAAAGTTTTCTGTGACAAGCCCTTCAACCACAATTACATTCATCCTAACGGTAAAATGCGACTGTGTTGTAGTACCATACAGGACATACCTACTGATAACAACTACAACCTTTTCGATGCCAACAAACACAGCATTAACGATTACTGGAACAGCAACCGCATGAAAGAGATACGTAGGAGGATGATCGCCGGAGAAAAGATCAGAGATTGTGAGAAGTGTTACAGACAGGAAGAGCAAGGTACAGAAAGTTTACGATCAACACTAGGGATGGATAAGTTTATTAAAGATACTTTACCGGATGGCACATATCAAAAAAGCGCGTCAACGATGCAGATACAGATGGGGAACATATGCAATCTCAAGTGCAAAATGTGTAGTCAGATGTACAGCCACATGCACGGTATGGAAACCAGAGACATCGGTGAACAAGATCCTAAATGGTTGCATTGGGTCAAAGAACAAGGTGCCAACGTAAACAACTGGACCAACGAATTAGGAATGAAACAAGAATGGTACAAGAACAACGATTTCAAATTTAAAATGTTCGAACACATCAGCAAGAATATTATGCAACTTAATGTGATAGGGGGTGAGCCTACACTGATACCAGAGTTCTACGAAATGTTTGAATACTGCGATCAGCAAGGAACACTGGGCGACAAGTCTGTGACCGTTGTCACAAATCTAACCAACACCAATCCAAAACTGACCAACTGGTTGCCAAAACTGAAAAGATGGATCATATGGGCCAGTGTGGACGGAGTGGCCGAGAGGACAGAATACATAAGATATCCTAGCAAGTGGGACAAGATTTTGGAGAGCCTTGAGTTCTACAGGAACAGCATGGGCAACAACGGTAAAATAACTCTCAGCCCTGCTACACAACTGCTCAACATAGACCAACTGGATGACATAATCAAGTGGTGGTTGGACTGGTGCGGAGGCGAGCTGAATGATAGATACGGATTCACGTGGTTAGCCACTGTGTGGTATCCATTGATATGTAATCCAAATATAGCACCTCGAGAGTGGAGATTGAGAGTGGCTGACAAACTATCCAAATACAAATTCGATCAATACTACGAAAACATAATAAAAGAACTGAGAAGAGATCAGCACACGCCAGAGAAGTACAAGGAGTTGCAGACAGCATTCATTAAATACAACGACAAACAGGATCAATTTAGGAATGTGCAGAAGACTTGGAGAGTATTACTTCCTGATCTAGAACAGTCTTTGACAAAATCGTTGAGTTAATATACAATATGACAATGAAAATATCAAAAGATGTATTTGTGGATAAGGGAATAACCTACGTGCAGAAGTATCCATACGGAGAATTAGCGAGGGTCACAAAGGACCGCAAAAGACATTATGAAACTCCAGACGGCAGGCAAGTGCCATCAGTGACCACGGTTCTGAGTGCGACCAAGGACATGACGCACCTGATGGAGTGGCGCAAGAGGGTGGGCGAACAGGAGGCCCAGAGGATAAGCACAGAATCTGCAAACATAGGAACAGTGATGCATAAAAGTTTAGAAAAGCATGTGAAAGGCGATGACAGGACACCCGGATCAAATTTGATCCAACAAAAAGCACACGCTATGGCCAATGTGATCATAGACAATGGATTGAACGATGTGACAGAGGTTTGGGGATCAGAAGTATCACTGTATTATCCAGAACTGTACGCGGGCACCACAGACCTAGTGGGAGTGTTTAAGGGAGCGCCCGCTATAATGGACTTCAAGCAGTCTCGCCGTCTCAAGAAGAAGGAATGGGTTGAAGACTACTTCCTACAATTAGTGGCCTATGCGGAGGCACACAACAAGACCTACGACACGGACATCAAGACCGGACGTATATTCATATGCACACAGAACAACGAATACCAGACATTCGAGATAGATGATTACGACAAGTGGACTGGCAGGTGGTACGCCAAACTGGAGCAATACTACAAGAAGATACTGTAATAAATAACAGTATATGCCGATAGTACAGATTTCAAGAATACAGCACAGACGTGGGAAAAGGACGGATCTACCACAACTAGCCGCGGGCGAGTTAGGATGGGTCATTGACGAACAGAGGCTATTCATAGGTAACGGAACAGT